CAAAGTAGGTATTAGTAATATCAAACCAGCATCTGAGGTACCAGGTTCTGAATATGGTACATTTAGTGTTGTAGTACGTAGAGTAGACACTGGAAAGATTCCTAATTCAATTTTCGGCCAAAGTGTTCAAGATTCTGATACAAGACCAAATATTATAGAAGAATTTCAAGGTGTAAATCTTGACCCTAACTCACCAAACTACATCAAGAGAGTAATTGGTGACAAATACATTACAGTTGATGATAATGGTAAATTAACTTCAAATGGTGATTATCCTAACGCATCCGCTCATATTAGAGTATCAGTTTCATCTGATGTAGATGCTGGGTCAATCGACTCAACACTTGTACCATTTGGATTTGGTAAATTAACGTCACCATTACATTCGACTTACAACCTACCTTCTCCAACTTATAATGTATCTCAGTCACTCGCTGGTGAATATAATAAGAGAGTATTTTTTGGTTATGATTTTGACTTTACGTCAACTGACAACTTAAACTTCCTACAACCACTTCCAGCTTCAAACGTTGAAAAAGTAGGTAATGACTTTGATTTGGCAGATTGTCACTCAAACGGGTCTACTATTACATTATCATCTGATATAGATGCTAAGAAGTTCTTAGTTCCATTCCAAGGTGGTTTCGATGGATTCGAACCAAATAGAGTGGTAAATGTAGGTAAGGATATTATTGCCGGTAACAACCAAGGTATGGATATGTCATCAGCTACCGCTGCTGGTACATTAGCATATAGAAAAGCTATCAACTCAATCTCTAATCCAGATGAGTTCGATATCAATATGGTAGTACTTCCAGGTGTAATCAATAGACTACACTCTTCAGTAACTACATTCGCTAAAGATATGTGTGAAGATAGATTAGATTGTTTCTACGTAATGGATGCTGGTGCATATCAAGATTCTATTGCAACTGTAAACAACTCACTTACTTCATTCGACTCAAACTATGTTGCTACTTATCACCCATGGGTTAAAATCCTTGATACTGATAAGAACAAGCCAGTATGGGTTCCGCCAAGTGTTGTTCTACCAGGCGTTATCGCATTCAATGACTCGGTTGCTGCTGAATGGTACGCTCCCGCTGGTTTGAATCGTGGTGGTCTTCCAAATGTAATCGAAGTTAAGACACGTCTTACTCACGATGAAAGAGATACACTATATACGGCCCGTATTAACCCAATCGCTACGTTCCCTGGACAAGGTGCTACGGTATTCGGTCAAAAGACATTACAAGCTAAACCATCAGCATTGGATAGAATCAATGTAAGAAGATTGTTAATCGCAGTTAAGAAATACATCGCATCTTCAACAAGATACTTGGTATTTGAAAATAACACCGCTGCAACAAGAAATAGATTCTTGTCAATCGTTAATCCTTACTTAGAATCAATTCAACAAAGACAAGGTTTATACACATTTAAAGTGGTAATGGATGATTCCAACAACACTCCAGATGTGATTGATAGAAACATTATGGTAGGGGAAATTTACTTACAACCAACGAAGACTGCTGAATTCATTGTTCTTGATTTCAACATACTTCCAACTGGCGCTGCATTCCCTGAGGCATAATTGTAGAATTAGACTATTTATTAGAAAGAGATAATAGGAGATTATAAATGGCACAGCTATTAGACCCAAATGAAATTATGTTCACCAACTTCGAACCGAAGATGTCAAATCGGTTCATTATGTATATTGAAGGAATTCCTGCATACTTGGTGAAAACCGCTGCAAGACCTGAAATTACAAATGGTAAGGTGACTATTGACCATATCAACACCCGTAGATATGTAAAAGGTCGTTCTGAGTGGAGTGACTTATCAGTAACTTTATACGATCCAGTAGTACCATCTGCTGCACAAGCTACTATGGAGTGGGTAAGACTACACCACGAATCGGTAACTGGTCGTGATGGTTATTCTGACTTCTACAAAAAAGATATCACATTTAACAGTTTGGGTCCTGTTGGTGATAAAGTAGAAGAGTGGACACTAAAAGGAGCATTTATCCAATCTGCTAATTTCTCTGACATGGATTATAGTGGTGAAGATATCGCTACTGTTGAAATGACATTGACTTACGATTACGCAATACTACAATACTAAAATATTGATTGTAAAATGAAAACTGAAAACCCTCACGTAATTGTGGGGGTTTTTTAATTTAAAAATAATACTTATATAAGGTTAACCAAATAATAAAGGAGAATATATGTTATCAATCATTAGAGACGCGTCTACAAAAGTAATCGTATTCGCATCATACGGAAACGTAACACAATCAGAAACCGGTGTAACTTGTGATGTAATCAGTGACCTTTCAGGTGAAGATTATGGTACAGCTGCTGGTTATGAAAAAGTAGAAGTTGACATGGAATTACCGGAGTCTTACGCGGGTGGAACACACGCACTTATAGAAGATGGTGATGGTTATAGATTTGACGCAGTAAGTGGATAATATCACTTTATACTTTTAAAATTTTAGAAACCCTCACCAATGGTGGGGGTTTTTGTATTATAAATGTACGTGTTACATACTTATATATGGTTAACCAATAGAATGACAAGGAAAAGTTATGAAAGATTTACAAGACGACTATCAAATGTCTAATGAAGAGGCAGTTGAACAATTAAAAAAAGCACATGAGGTGAAACAAGTAAGTGATTACAAGTTTCCAACCGAAATTATCGAACTACCATCTCGTGGTTTGATTTATTCTAAAGACAATCCATTATCGAGTGGTAAAGTAGAGATGAAGTACATGACCGCCAGAGAAGAGGATATATTATCTACAGCGTCATATATAAAAGATGGGTCAGTACTTGACCGATTATTTCAATCTCTAATTATTTCAAATGGAGAAGGCACGCCTATAAAATACACCGACCTCGTAATTGGTGATAAGAATGCTATTATGATAGCCGCAAGAGTATTAGGATATGGTAAAGATTACAATGTAGAAATCCAAGACCCCACTTCAGATAAAAAACAAAAAGAGGTTATCGACCTTACTCAGTTTGAAAATAAAGAATATGATGGGTCTACTCAGTCTGAATTACATAAAAACGAATTTAGATTCGAATTACCACAATCAAAACGTATTGTTACATTTATGTGTTTGACCGAATCGAAAGAACGATTGATTAAACATAAGTTAGACGAATACAAAAAGGCTAATCGTAAATTAAAAAAAGATGAAGCTAGTAGAGAGTTAACTACACGTATGAAGGTAGCAATTTTATCAATAGATGATTCGTATGAAATCAAAGATGTAGAAAACTTTGTAGATAATGAATTATTTGCAGTAGATTCAAGGTCGTTAAGGTCACATATGTCAAAAGTGATGCCAGATATTGACTTGAGTTGGGAATTTATTTCGGAGGAGACCGGTGGAATTAGCGAAATGACGCTACCCATCGGTACCGGGTTTTTTTGGCCTGACACCGATTGATAGACAGCGAATACACCAAGAGTGTTTCGATTTAATCTATCATGGTCAAGGTGGGTTCACGTGGGATAATGTATATAATATGCCCATATGGGCTCGTAGGTTTTATACTTCAAAAATAGTAGAGTTTAAAACTAAAGAACGAGAGGCAACTAATAGTTCGGTAAATAAATCAACAAAGGGTAACCGAAAATAGTTACCCTTTGATATTTATAATAGTAATTACAACAGGAGAAATAAATGCTTACTAAAATATTTAAATTTATGTTCATGCGTAAAGGTGCTAAGTCTATTGAAAAGTTATCAAAGACTGATCCTGAAGTGAAAAAATCGTTACTAGCATTACATAAGGCGGGTAATGACCTTCACAAGGCAATGAAAAATCACGAAGAAGAGTACGGTAAATACTTCAAATAAGAAATCTTAAATGGCCGATTCATCTAAGAAAATACAAGAAGAGTTAGCAAGTGTAAAAGCACTTGATAAAATCTTATCTCAAACACTTGACAATAGACTGAAGGGTGCTAAAGAAGCTAATGCGCTTCAAGACGATTTTCTTAAAAAACTCAGAGATGAAAAGGATATTAGTGAAGAGTTGATATCTGACCTCGAAAATTATGAAGAGTTGATGGGTGATGTATTAAAGTCTGGAACCAAAGGTGGGGATGCTCTTCAATCACAACTTGATATTGTAAAAGACATTGTAAAGATGGAAGAGGCCCGTAAAACGGCTGATGAAAAAATCGGCGGTGCTTTGAATGGTCAAGTAGATGCACTTCAAGACAAAATAAAATCATTCCCCATATTAGGTGATACTATTGCAAAGTCCATAAACTTTGATAAAATCAAAGAAGGTGCCAGTGAAATGACAAGTAAGTTCACTAATGGATTTACTGAAGCTGCCATGTCTGGTAAAAGTTTTGGCGGTTCTATGAAAGCTGCACTTGGTGGAGTTTCAAAGGGTCTTAATATGGCAACTATAAAGCAGGGTATATTCAATGCAGTTGCTATGATTAACCCATATGTATTAATTGCAGCAGCAGTAATTGCACTTATAGTATTATTGAAGAAGTTGGTAAGTATCGGAATGAAGTTCGACCAACAAACTACTGATATTGCTAGAAACTTTGGAATATCAAAAGATAATGCCGCTGATATGCAACGGTCTATGTCACAAACCGCTGCACTAAGTGGTGAAACTTATATGAACTCCAAAAATATGTTGGAAGCACAAAGTCAACTTCAAGAAAAGTTGGGTAGCTCTGCTATGTATTCGGCTGATATGTTAAAGTCTCAAATACAACTTACTAAGTTTATGGGGCTGAGTGGTGAAGAAGCAGTTAAATTTCAATCAATGGCAGCTGGTAGTGGTCAATCTACTCGTGAAGTGCAACAAAATATACAAGGTACATTATACGCATTTAATAAAACGACAGGCGCATCTCTTGCACTAAATGGTATAATGAAGGACATTGCCAATATATCAGATGACGTTAGAGCTAATTTTAGAGGTAACGTAAAAGAAATGGTACTTGCAACTGCTCAAGCTAAATTATTAGGTACTACTGTCGATGAATTAGCAGGATTTACCTCACAAACCTTAAATATGGAATCGTCTCTCCAAAAAGAAATGAAGTTACGAGCACTTACTGGTAAGAATATTAACCTTGACCAAGTTCGTAGACTCAAGTTGATGGGTGATGAAGCGGGTGCTGCAAAAGCACTAACTGAGCAAATGGGTAGTATTGAAGATTTTAACAAAATGTTACCTCATGAACAAAAAGCCTTCGCAGATGCATTAGGTATGACCCAAGGTCAGATGTTAAAAATGTTAGAAGCTCAAGAACTTCAAAAGAAAGCTGGTATTGACTTGGCAGCGGCATCTATGTCGGAAATAAAAGCAAATGATAGATTAAGTGCTCAAGAAAAAGAAAAGTTAATCAGACAAAAAGAAGCAGAGTCCGCACAAGAAAAAATGGATGCTGCGATGCAAAAGATGAAAGATACTTTGAATAGTATTGTATCAGGTCCCCTTGGTACATTAATGTCAGTATTGGTTGAAATTGTAGTCTTTATTGTTGATGTTATAAATGTAATGTTAACACCACTTGTTGCTGTTATAGATGGTATTGCAAAAGGCGCTAAGGCAATTGGGAGATTCTTTGGATTTGGAGGTCCTGAAGAAGAAGATGGGACATCTGTTGGTGGTTATCAAGATTCTATTAACGATGGTGTAATTACACCAAGTGGTGATGTAATCAAAACCAATCCAGCAGACTTTATTATGGCAACTACTAATCCAGCAGCAATGGCCGGTGAAATTGCAGGTGCTTCTGCCGCAGGTGGTATTGACTATGACAGGCTGGCAGCTGCAATGGGTAATCAACCTCTTCAAATTGTAGTAGATGGTAGAGTAATTAGTGAAATTACTAAGAAACAATCGATGAATAAATCATTTAATAAACAGATGGGATAATTAGATGGCATTAAAAGATTTAAAATCAGATTTATCAAAGTTTAGAAGACCAACAGAGAAACCGCTTTCTGACAAGAAGAGAGTGGATATTCCTAAGTCTACTAATCAGACTCCATTGTCCCAACTTGTGGACAAGTCTCCATCTGCCGCTAAATCAAATACAACTACACCTAAGCAAGGTGTAACTCCAACCAAGTTTGATAACTCATCAAAACACTTAGGAGAAGTCACACCATCTAAGTTTGATAACTCATCAAACTATTTGGGAGAAACGACCCCATCTAAAATGTCGTTGGAAGAGCGATACTTAGGACAAACTGAAACACAAGAAGTAAATCAAGGCGATAAATTTAAAGGTGAAACCAAAACGGAAAATATTACTCAAGGAGATAGATTTAAGGGTCAAACGACTCCTCAAGACTACTCCAGTGAGGAAAAGTTCAAAGGTGAAACCACTCCATCCGAATTCAGATTCATTCAAAACTTCTTAGGTGAGACTACGCCAAGTGGATTTAGTTTAACCGAAAAGTTCTTAGGTGAAACAACTCCTACTGAGTTTAACTTAGAAGAGAAGTTTTTAGGTGAGACTACGCCAGCTGATTTTGATTTGAGTGAAAAGTTTTTAGGTGAGACTACACCAACTGAAGTAAACTACATTACCGATGTTCATGCAAAGGGGTTTACTTCTGAGTTTAATCGTATGGATGATAGTAAATTTACAGGAATTACATCTCCTAAAGAGTTCAACCAAAACTCTTCAAAGTTCTCTAACTTTAAAACCGGATTTACAACAAATGAAGAATCTAAAAAAACTGAGTTTGTAGTAGAGTTGTCAAAGTATTCTGATTTCCAAAAAGTAAATCTTGGGTTGTCTTTTGAAGCAGGTTATGGTCAATTTAGAACTGGTGGTGTAACTGGTGATACTCAAAAATACACTCCTGATGGGAATCGATACTCTGATGTATATAAAAGTATTGGTGATACGATGGAGCAACGTAATTCACCATCATTTTTAGATAAGATGTATCATAAGTTTAATCTTAAAGATGATTCGCCAAACTCATTAAACATAATAAAAGCACCTTACATACTTCGTGGTATACAACGTAAAAAAATATCAAAAGGTGAACCTCAATTTTGGGACTTTGGTCTTGGTATAGATGATGGTCTAATTAGAGGTGGTATTGTAGCATCTACTACACGAGCATTGGTAGATGTTGCCCGTATTGGGTCATTCTTTTTATCAGCAAAAGGATTATTGTGGGGTGTACGACAAATTGGATTACAACGTAGTCAGAAATATGGCAAAACTTGGACTCCAATAAATCTACTTGCATCCCTTGGTGGCCAACACTTAGGATTAAAGTTTGACCGACCCGACTTAATTCCAATAGGTAAGCAGGGTTGGAAATATAATCCAAACTCTTCTATTAACGTAAGCCCATTACGTACGATATATAATATTTTTAAACTAAGAACCGGTAATGATGTATTACCACTTAACGAAGACCTTAAAGGTGGATTTGACTCAATTTATGGGATTGGTACGACCAGAACCAGACGATTCATTAATACATTTGATAATAGTGGTACACGATATGGTAATACAACCGCATATATCGGATTGGAGAATCGATTCTCAATAGGACCGACTTCACCATATGCCAAAAATAAAAAAGATAATCCGGTTCTTTTTGCTAAAAAACGTTATGAATTCCAAATAAATGATAGTCTTAGAGCAAATGATGATGGTACTAAAACTACATTGGCTAAACAAACCCAAAAAGCATCACCAATTCCAATTGATGAAAAGTTTGAAAACAGAGGATTGTATAAATCTGATGGTAAAACTAAAGGTCCTGGTAATGATATAAAAGATTACGAAGCAATATCATATGGTACGATAGCTAAAATAGCAAATGGTGACAATCCATCAGATTACAAAGGTGATTTTAGAAATCTAAAAGATAGTAATTATAATATTGATTCTGCCACGGTAGCTGGTGATGATTATACCGCAAATAATCTAATAACAAAATACGGCCTCGGACAAACCTTCAAAACAAATGCAGAACGTTTATCAGAGACCCGACTTGATACGATTGGTACGGCAAACGTAGGTGATGCTGAATTAGATGATATCGTTAAGCTGGTATTTAAAACCAATAGTAGTAATCTATGTCAATTTAGAGGAACTGTTAGTGGAATTACCGAAACATTCTCACCATCGTGGAATGGTGAAAAGCCAAATGGTAGAGCTGATAAAGCTTATATGATGACTGAATTCGAAAGAACATTATCATTTAATTTTAAAGTAATGGCGTACTCGAAAGCGGAATTAGTCCCAATGTGGGAAAAGTTAAAACAATTAGCAACCTTCGCAATGCCATTTTATGGGAGTAGTACTGGTTATCGTGGAAGAGTTCTTAGTTTTACATTGGGTGATTTATGGAAAAATCACAATTCGTTGTTAACATCACTATCGTATACAATGTCCGATGAAGTATCTTGGGACATTAGAAAAGATATAACCATCCCAAGATTTGTAGACGTTTCAGTTGGACTCACATTAGTAGGTGACGCAGTTCACAGTGAAAACAGTACTGCTAACTTATACGACTTTGTACCACCAACTGATAACCCACTTACTGGTC